TATGCTTTTGGTGGAGGTGGGGGGATTCGCACCCCCGTCTTACCAACTTTTCTAACAACTTCTACGAATTACTTTGGCCAATTTCCATCCACCATAATGGCAATGAAAACTAACCAGAATATCCTTAACACAAAATCTAATATCTCCATGGCGTTCTGCCATGGTTTGTTACTTCTTAAATCCATTTTATTTTACTGCTTCTGTATGTTTATGTTTCAAAGACTTTTTGAGTGCCTTGAACCATAGCTTCTTTTCTTTCACTTTATTGTGATTGACACAAGCTTCATACATTTTTTTAATAAGCTTTTTTACTTTCATTTTAATATCCGAGGTCGCCGTCCCACCACCTATTTTATACGAAATAGGAAACATTATACAACACTTTTAACTAGTTGTCAATCATCCGATGCATTTGCACCACATTTAGCACGCTTGGCATTTGTCAAGGCACCAAAGTCTACCGGCCATTCTTGACCAACTGGTAACTCTTTTGCATTAGGTGGGAAAGCAAACTTAACACCTGCTTCACCTTCAATTGTACCAGCACCGATACGGAACTTAGTCAAATCATTACCAAGATTAGGATAAGGTGCGACATGAGGGAATCTCCATGCTGCCACTTCATTGGTTGCATTATTGATTACAATTTTATAAAAGGCGTGTGGGACAACTACACCTTTACCAATAACTTTATCCTGTGTATTATATATGCCACCGACATAGATTGTGTATGATTGGTTGCGTTGAACAACCCAACCACGAACGGATGTTTCAAGCAATTTCCAAATACCACGATTCAAAGAACCTGCTTGTGGACTCATGTTAGTCATCAAGAAAGATTCATATTCAACTTGTGTATCCCAACTCAGGTCTCCGTCTGGTGCCATGTGACCTTTGTCGTATCCTGTTGCAGCATAATCTTGCGGTGTTGCGCCACCTTGAACTGATTGGTCAGCAGCAAAAGCATTAGTGCGAGCCACACAACCAAGTGCGTTTTTTGGCAAGAGTTCATATGTTACAAACCTCGGTAGTTTTGCAGCTGCATCATAACCAACATAATATGCCTGACGGCAAATTGGTGATGTAGGAACTGCCGCTTGCGGAAATCCATATGGTGCATGAACAATACATTGTGCCTGTGCAACATTTGGTCGTTGTGTCCAAGCATGGCTTGTTAAAGCCGTAATGGCTAAAACAAATGATAATAGAATCTTTTTCATTATATTTCCTTTTTATTATAAATAAGTGTATGTCGCCGGATTGGCCTCCGCACATACTCTAACATTGTAAAGGAATGCCAGCTCATGTCTATTTATTCATTTTATATCTATGCTTATCTCCGAGAAGATAATACACCATACTATATTGGTAAGGGAAAAGGTGATAGAGCTTTTCAAAACCACAAATCTATACCAACTCCAAAAGAAAAAAATCGCATAATCATTATTGAAAAGAACCTAACAGAGTTGGGTGCTTTTGCGTTGGAACGGTGGTTAATTCGTTGGTATGGCCGTAAAGATAATAATACTGGCATACTAAGAAATAGAACCGATGGTGGTGAAGGACAATCCGGTAGAATTACTCCTAAACACCTTAAAGAATATTATTCAAATTTATATAAAGGTAGAAAATTACCTTATAGTAGAACTGAAGAACATAACAAAAATCATAGTGAATTTATGAAGGGTAATAAATTTGCTGAAGGTTCAAAAAGACCTGATGTGAATAAAAAAATTATTACTTGTTTACATTGTAAAAAGGAATATAGTCTTGGTCAGTTTGGAAACCACACTAAATCGTTCCTTTATAAAAATTGATTGCTTTAACCAAACCTTCAATATGGTCTTCCGTTTTTTCAATAAAAATTAGTGGTTCTTTTTCATCTTCTACTGCCATAATAATAACAATTTGATTGATTGGAATGCCAACCAATTCTTCATAAGCTAAAGCATAAAATGTTGATTGCCAGAAATATGAAAGTATATTATCTCTTTTTTTAATTCTTGCTGACGTTTTATAATCCATTACGGATAATTCTCCATCAAACTCACCAATTAAATCAGAACGACCAGCACTACCTATATTTGTTGAATAAAAAGATTGTTCAACATAGTGAATGTTATTTACTCTTTCTTGTAGAACTGGTTTAATTGTTTTGAACATTTCAAGAGCATCCGGCATAGATTCTCTCAAAGGTTTATTTTGTATAAAATCTTCACATAAATTATGCACACGGGTTCCACGACCAGAAGCTTTTGCTGAAACCCTATTGGCTTCTTCATTACCTACTCTTTTTCGCCATGCAGCAATACTTTCTCTACTCTGAGCGGATAATATTGTTGTAATTGAGGGTAGTTTTGTTCCATCAGGTAAAGTATAGAATCTTCTACCATCAGGAAAAGTTTCTGATTTTAAATCTTGTAATTGTTTGGGTGGGCAATAATTGAACATTATGTAAAGTGTGAAGTTCCGTGTGGGTTGTATGAGGGTTTAGGTATTTGTTCTTTTTCAATTTCGTGTTCTACTTTGGCGTATTCAGCGAGTTGTTTTTGAATCTGTTCTTTTTTCTGAGATTCGTAATATAGCCGCTGTGCTTTTGACATCATTCTTTTTTTGCTCATAAAATTCCCTTTTCTTATTATCGTTTAACAGGCGGGGAATTTTTTCTACGGGGGTAACTTTATACTCAAACTTTACTCCTCTAAAAAGTGCTGCTACTTGTGTCATTACCATTCTCTCGGTGCTTTGGTTTTATGACCCGCTTTGATTGTATTTTGACCGACACTTTCTTTCATTCGGCCAATAACATACTTCTCAAATGTAGAATCTGGTTTACCGATTCCAGGAACAGACATACGCATACCGTCACCAAAACCAGGTAGATTGGCGGGACAATGATATTGTTCTAGGTGGGGATTATCAAGTTTAAACTGGTCTAACACCGTATAAGACATACGGTACTCTTCTACTTCGCCAGTATTTTTATTAAAGAAATCATAAGAAGGCATTAGGCATACTCATAAGAAATTGATTGACACATACTATCTAGCCAATTAGGCACCTCTCTACTATTTATCTTACCTTTCCATGACCATAGATGACCTTTGTTTCGTAAGTAATAGTTGTGGTAAGATTTGATTGAATCGCCAGGAACTTTAACATCATCAGGCATAGCTGGTGTGGGTTCAGTAAAAGGTTTATCAGAAATGTTTTTAGGGAAATTGTTCTTCAATGTTTGCATTAGACCACTTGCTTCTACTTTGTGGACTTTGCCGTAACGATAGGTATATTCTTTGCAACATTCTTCTAGCAACTCAGCCAGCCACATATAATTAGCCGCAGATTCTCTACACCATATCGCAGAAGGATGATTAACATGGGTGGCAGAATACAATATTTTATCAAGGTCATCATTGAGAATGTATAACTGCCGTTTGCGACCAGACTGAGATAAACCAGTAGTAAGAACGCCGTCAAGCACACGATGAGCAGTAGAAAGTAATTGAGCATATTCAAGCACCATTTTCGTTGTATGTTTGTCTACATGATATTGAGCACACACTTGTGGGTTTTTGTCAAGGTAAAATATATTCATAGTATCATGTATTCGTCAAAGTTATTCAAATCTTTAGTAGATTGTAACACATTAACTATACTCATGTCAACCAGTTCTGGCATTACATACCAATCTTCCACACTTCTATTGGTTGCTGCCACATCATTGACTACCATATGATAACCTAATTCGGTAAGAAACTTCCTACTTTCTTCCCTTACTTGTGGTGCCTGTCCGCCTGTATAAAGGTCGTGTTCAAATGTAATCACACGGAACTTTACCTTATCGTGTGGTATTGCCTTTAAAGCGGCAAATGTATTTTCTGGTGGTTCAATATCAATAGAAAGGTAATCAATTACATCACCGAGTTCGGCTCTGTTAATCATACTATAATAATCTACCACTAATGCATTACCACAATAACAAGGGTTGGTGCGTTCACGATTGAAGAAATCTACCTTGCCGTGGTCTAACTCTAATGAAATGCCACGCCAACCAAATGATTTTTCCAATAGAACTGTGTTACTCAACCAATATGGTTCAGCGGCACCAATCTCTAAGTATGTTCCTTTTTCTTTACCATCTAAAACGGAAAGAACAAACATATCTTGCCACAAATCGCCATAATTGGTTGTAATTCTATCAATATTTTTAAACTGATACTTCAGTCTATTCTTTAACTCTGGTGAGTATTTAAAGTCCATAATTATAGTGTGTGAATGAGTTTAACAAAGTCATCATACTTAATGACACGAACATTTTTTGTATTGATGAGGTTAGCATAATCATCTGATACAAAATAATCTAATATTGTCCAACCTGTACCTGCACAAACAATGTATGCCTTATCATATTGCCGATTGCAGGCATATTGCAACATTAATTGTTCGTATGGGATTTTTTCTTCAGCAGTACCACCTACATTTTGTAGTTTTGCCGATACAATGATTCTTTCATTAACCAAACAATCAACGATGTGCTTACCGCCTGTTGGTTTCTCACCAATGTATTTTTGAGATGCAACAAAATAGTTTTGTTGTTTGAGAATCGTTTCTAAATGCTTTTCATAAGTCTTGGCATTTTCAAAAGGATTCTCAATTACTTCTTCACCGTATAGATTCATAATATAATTTAGTAGTTTAGTATTTCCAGTCGGTACAGTATCCGTGTTTCTTCAGCTTCTGTAAACCTTTTTCACAGCGTTCACCAATGTCGGTACGATACTGTGGGTCATTACCAAGTTTGACCATCTTAACGTGCTTGTATGCCATATCTTTGGCTTCGCTGATAGTCTTGCCTGTGCCTGTCAATACAATGATGTATGAACCGGCAGTACCAAGTTCTGGAATGTTTTCTTGTAATTCACCATCTACCATTTTAACTGTGGTAGATAACTTCATTTCGCATGGGTGCAGGTTCTTATGTGGCACACCTTCTGTCAATACAGGAAAGTCCAGATATTCTTCTTCGTCACGCTTATTGAATGGGAAGTCACCGTTGGCCATAACAACACCAACACAAGTTTCGTATTCAACCTCTAGTGTGTTTCTGCCTTTGATGCAGTCAAGCATCCAACCAGCGGGGTCCTCATTCTTCATGAGCGGTTGCATAATGTTCCACATTGGATAACCTGGTCGTGCAGTCCATTCCATTGGCCATGGTGTACCATCTTTTTCGTCAATGATGCAGTTCATGTCTAACATACCAACATAACCAATACGATGCAATTCTTCTTCCATTGGTTTCATTAGAATGTCAGCAATCTTGGATTGTTTGGTGTAACGAGTAACAGTTCCCATTTCACCTGTGTTCACACCAAGGTCACCATTCATTTGTTTCTTAAATTCCCAACCTTCGCACCAGAAGTCCATCCAACCGGCAGGACCAAAGATGCCTGTGCAGGCAATCTCAGTACCACCTTTGAATTCTTGTAGAATGAAATAGGGAGCTTGCTTAGATTTCTCTTTGCGCTTCATTAAGAAACCAATGAGGTCTGCCTCATCTTTAGCAACATACGATAGTGTCTTATCTTCTTCTTCACCACATGGTTTGCAAACATAACGCTTTGGATTCTGCTTAACAAAATTGATGGCAGCGTCATAGTTCTTAAATTCGTGGGAAGGGATAATTGGACCGCCAAATGCCTTGATGACATTTTGACCATACATACGGTCCAATTCTAGTTTAGCAGCACGCTTACCTGGTCCGAATACAGGATAACCTTTTTTGATGTATTCGTCAATCTCATCCATGTGTGATAAATTATCAGCGCTGAAGATTAAATCAGCAACACCCATGTAAGGTTTCCATTTGTCAACCTTATCAATTAAACCCTCACCAATATGTGATGCTCTCTTGCCTTCTGTATACAATTTTACAGTATGGCCATATGCTACACAACGGAGGCACCAATCCAAGGTTAGACCGCTTGGATCCAAAACTAGAATAAACATGAATAATCCTAAGGTTAAGTTAATCTTACCTGATTATTTATGACATCAACAATCGGCATTCCCAACGGGAAATATGGTTTCCGTGTATTCGTCCAAGTCATCAGGTTCTTGCGGTACAACGTCAACAACACCATCAACATGAAACCCACAACCACGCAAGAACATTTCAAATTCTTGCATGATATCGGTCAAGGACACACCATTGAACTCAACCGTTCTCTTAGAGGTTATACCTCCGTTAGAAAACGGCATTGGTTCATCTTCACAAATAAACGTAAACTTACTCATAATATTACAACTTAGGAATTACCAAATCTTCTACTGGAGCTTTTTCTTTAGTGATGCCTTTGCTAATACGACCATTAGCCTTGGCGATATCTTCAGCAGAAACCATTTGCATAGCCAATTGTTTGAAAAGTGCATATGAATCTTTTACTTTCATAGCAGTCTTACCACCAACGGCAGCAGAATCAGAGAAAAACAAATCGCAACCGCCAGAACGGAGAGGTGCAATTTCAATCACTTCATCTAAATTAATCATAACTTTGCATGATTTTTCTACGGACTCAACTTCAATAAACATACTCATTCCGATTCTCCTTGATTAGTTTTGGAACTCAATTTCGCCAACTTGGCACGCTTTTCGGCAACCTCTGCCTCTATCATCATTCTTTTCCAACCATTGCGTAAATTATCATCTACGATGGTGGCAAGAACTCTCTTTGCACTCTTACTTAGGCGAAAATCCTTATTTGTTTTCATTTATTACCTTTATCACAATCTTCAACACGAACCAAATAAACTGTATTAGTAGCAGGCCTTACAAAGTAACACTCACCTTTAATATTCCATACCAGATGATTCTGAATGCCGCCTTTGTATTCAGGTAGTGGCGGATTCTCCATAAAGAATGCCACACCAGCAATAATAAAACTACCAATGATAACACCTAGAAAATAACCGGCAAAGTTAATTGCTTTGATTTTATCCAAAAATTTTGTGAACATCAAATATTCCTTTATGAATTAGATATGTTAGTGTAACACAAAAGACCACCAATGTCAATAGAAATATGGTAAACTTAAATGATTGCTCACGAAAATGTTCCACTTCCAATTCAAGCATATCTTTCTGTGCCTCTAACATATAATTGTTGGGGTCATCCATCAATTCAATAGTTTTCTTGGCACCTTCTAAAGACTTCTTAGCCTGCCAAAGGTAGTAGTATGGTGTCATAAAAATCCATTCTCATTTTGTGGTGGTTGCTGTGGTGTTGCATCCGAATGACGATACTCATATATTGGCTTATCTGGCACAGTATATGGAAAAGTCACAGGCACACGGGACTCACGGCAAGTATAGTATGACTTATGTGGTTTACCACCTTCTTCATATGGCATAGCCCATTCCCAAAATACTTTACCATCAATATCATAACATGAACCATCTGCATCTTTGAATACAGATGACCTACGCTTGTTCTGCCATGATGGTGATTGTCCATACTCTCTTACATTACCCCATTCATCATCTTCACCAGTTAATGGTGACAATGGCTTGAAGTCCATTAATCTGTTTAAAATATTGGCAGCATATTGTGCGGAGAAACCAGAATGGCCTTCATTGGCAAACTCTTGCATCATATGTAGAACGTGCTTACGCATCATTACATTCATTTCATCAGGAGAATCTTCCGTCATTCCAATACGGTCTAATTCATCCATTGCGTGTGATAATAGATTACTCAATTGTATTCTCCCTTGTAATTCTTCAATGTTGGCTTACGGCGTAACTTATCACCAAGTTTGTATAACCATGTCCATTGCCACACATGGTGAAAGCCGATTATAACTCTCAGATATGGCACAATGAATCCAACAGAGATACTATCTGGTGCCAATGATGCGTCAAGAGCAAACGAAAAATGTTCTAGTGACCAGATATGAAATATCAACCAATGTAACGACCAGTTACCGACATTCCATTCATCACCTTCAAGATATTCAAACCTTGGTACTAATGGACACACATTATTACACCATAATTGATGCAAGGGATAATGTTCCCACCAATTTAATTCTCGCTTCGGTTTCATAACTTCACTCATGGGCAAATCTTTACAATATCTTCTGCTGAACGGTTAGCTTTCATTGCTTCAACCCGGCAATCCTGCCTCATATCAGCACTTTTCCATGACATAAACATAACCGAAAAGATTATAATTAACACTCCGATTCCTACCCATTTTTCTTCTGTCATAGTAGTCCTTGTTCAATAGTATACGACATTACTTTGTCTCCAAACTTCAACAGTATTAAGCATTGCTGATGCTCTTGTGATTGCTCTCTTTTCGGCTTCAGGTTTGCTACAATAATGGATTGGACGTTCACACGGATACTTCTCATCAAATTTGTAACAAGAATCAAAATGCCAGAAGAACCAGTTCTTGTAGTAGACCTGATACTCTTTTAAGTGAGCATCATAGATTACTTTAGTTGTTTTATACATAATTTTCATAATCAATCCCAAAAAGTAAGATAAACTAAATAAGTGTATGATACACACAATTTATAAATCTGTCAATACAAAAAATGGTAAAGTTTACATAGGTTTTGATTCAAATTGGCCTAATCGTATGCGAATACACAAATCAGCCAGTAAAAATCAAGACTGTAAATTTTACCGAGCCATCCGAAAATACGGATGGGATTCTTTTCAGTGGTCACCTATCTATCAATCACACGACAAGGAACACACCCTAAAGGTCATGGAACGATTTTTCATAGAAGAACATGATTCGTTTCATAATGGTTATAATTCAACCTTAGGTGGTGATGGTGTATTTGGATTAGTTCTGTCACAAGAATCTAGAAAAAGAATAAGTGAAGGAAATAAAATACCAAAACCACAAACACCAGAACACATTAAAAAACGAGCAGATGCTCAAAGAGGTAAAAAAAGAAAACCTTTAAGTGAAGAAATTAAACAAAAAATATCAAAATCAAGTAAAGGCATTTCTAAACCGATGACAGAAAAACACAAAAAGAATCTTCAATGTCACACCAACAATTCAATTAAAATTTCTTGTCCACATTGTGATAAAGTTGGTCAATTAACAAATATGAAAAGATGGCATTTTGATAAATGCAAGTCTAATCCCACAGGCCCTCATAGTAGCGCCCAAAAAGTCTAAAACCATTACTGATTCGTTTTTGAACTTCTCTTTCACCTGCATAATCATATTCGTATGTATGGTTAGGTCCTTTTTCAAACGAATACAATGTTGGTTTGCCTTCTGCATCCCATTCACATGGTACACTTTTCAAGTCAGTCACACCAGAAGCAAACTTTTCTTGCCAAGAATCATCAACCTTACATTCAAAGGCAAAAATCATTTCACTCAATACATATTCCCAACGAGCATGGTGATTACCATCAATATCATATTCACCTTTGCCAGGTGAAGTCCATGATTGTAATTCCATTGGTACATCTTCATCATCAACATTAGGCGAACCATGTTTAGATTCTTTTATTTGTTTCAACATAGGCAAAATGATATCAGCCAATGTACCATCCATGTTCCATGTATCGTAGTGGTCAATCTTAACATAGTTAATTTTTGGACGAATGAAATCTAAAACCCTTTGTAATGCTATACTAAAAGGTTCTAAACGGTCGTGCCATTTCTCAATGATAGGCTCATCATAATCAATCTCACGCCAAAAGAA